AGATTGCTCTTTATCTATCTTCAGCTACTCTAAACTCAGCAACAACTGCATACACTGCAACAGGAGAAGTTTCTAACACAGGTCAGTACACAGCCGGCGGCGGTGCACTTACAAATGCTGGAACTTCAATAACAGCCGGTGTCGCAAGAGCAGACTTCGCAGACAGATCTTTTACTGGTGTGACGTTAACTGCTAGAGGAGCTTTAATCTATAACACTTCTGCAACTGCAACTAATGCGGCTGTATGTGCTTTAGATTTTGGAGCAGATAAAACAGCGACTTCTGGCGTTTTCACAATTCAGTTTCCAGCAGCTACATCAACAGCAGCGATTTTAAGAATCTCTGGTTAGTACATAGGAGTTAAAATCCTATGGCAGGTTGGAATACAAATACCTGGAATACTGGTTCCTGGGGAACAGGTGTTGATAACATCGTTTCTCTTACAGGGATTTCTATGTCCACTGGTACAGGACTTGTAATCACCGATTCAACAGTAGAAGCAGGTTGGGGAAGAGATCAATGGGGTGCCAGATCATGGGGTAACCCAAGTCAAATTGTAGTTCCAACTACACCTGAAGACGACATGTCAATGTCGTTAGGTTCTGTTTCCATAACAGCAGAAATAAACGCAGGTTGGGGAGCAAAAAACTGGGGAGATAATTCTTGGGGTGTTGCTGCTAATCTAATAGCCGCTGGTAATTCGGCGACAGCTACTTTAGGGAATGAAACTATTTCAATTGATGTATCTCCTGTTCCATTAGGAATGGGAATGACTAGTGCTCTTGGAAATGAAGCAATAGATATCGCAACTACAATTTTTCAAACTGGTTTTGCAATGACTACTACATTAGCTAATGCTGATGCTGGTCCTGATGCAATGGCCACAGGTAATCAAGCAACAATGGGTCTTGGTTCTGTTCAAGCTTATAATCAAACAGGTTGGGGTAGACAAGAATGGAATGAAAACGCATGGGGCGTTGAAGGTCAATATGCAAACGTTGATGTAACTGGAATTGCAATGACTGCAGCTGCAGGAACTTTAGCAGCTACAGGTAACGCAAATGTAACTGCTAATACTTTAAATGTAACTCAAGCAACTTTAGGTGTTGTTGATCCTGCTCCTGACGCAACTGTTACAGGTAATTTTATGATTGGTGCTTTAGGCACTCTTGGAATGCAAGGAGATGTTCCACAAGATGTAACAGGTATTGCAATGTCTGCAGGTTTAGGAAGTGTTGTAGCAGTTCCTGGTCAAGAAGTTCTTTTAACAGGATTACCTGCTCTTGCAAGAGTAGCTAGTGTAACACCTATTATACATGTTGATGTACAATTAACAGGAAATGCCTTGACTATGGCACAAGGTTCTGGTAGTGCTTTAATCTGGAATGAAGTAAACACGGGTACAGCTCCCCTAGATCCTCCAGGATGGCAAGAAGTAGCTGCATAAAGAGTTTGACACAAACTCTAATTTTTAGTAATATAAACGCAATTAAGGAATTTAAATTATGGCAAATTCAACATCAGCTAGTTTAAAATTAACAGTTCAAGCAACTGGGGAAAACTCAGGAACTTGGGGACAAATTACAAATACTAACTTACTAATTCTTGAACAAGCAATTGGTGGTTATGGCGCATTTAACGTAACTGATGCGTCTAGAGCTTTAACTTTTACAAACGGTGCTTTATCAAACGGTAAAGATCAAGTAATTAAATTAACAGGAACTCTTGAAGCAAACGTTAATGTTACTATTCCAGATTCAGTAGAAAAAACTTACATAGTTGAAGATGGATGTAATCATGCAGGTTTTACATTAACTTTTAAAACTACATCTGGAACAGGTGTTCTTTTATGTGAAGGTCACACTTACACTTTATATTCTGATGGAACTAATGTTGTAAAAGCAGGTGAACTTAAAAAATGGAGAGCAATATCTGCAGCAGAAACAGTTCAAGCTGGTGCACAAATTTTAGCAAATACAAATGGTGGAGCAGTTACAGTGACTCTACCCGCATCACCAAGTGCTGGTGATGAAGTAGCTTTCATTGATCAAGGATATGATTTCAATACTAACGCATTGACTGTTGGTAGAAATTCTTCTAATATAGCTAACGCAGCAGCAGACCTTGTTGTTAATACACAAGGTGCTGGTTTCTGTTTAGTATTTTCAGGAGATGCTACAACAGGTTGGACTTACAAGGAGAAATAGAATATGGCAAATTACGAAGCAACAAAATACGATTTTACAGGAGCAAACCTTACAGGTATCGAAGGAATTCCTACAGCTACTATTGTGCCGTGGTCTTCTGCTTCAGTGCCAACAGGTTTCTTAGAATGTAATGGACAAGCAGTTTCAAGATCAACTTACTCTGCATTATTTGCAATCGTAGGTACAACTTACGGAGCTGGAGATGGTTCATCAACTTTTCTTGTTCCAGATTTACAAGATAACGTAGCAGTTGGTAAATCTCCAGGAAAAGCTTTAGCTTCAAGTGGTGGAGCAAATACTGTAACTTCAACTGGAAACGTTGGGGGTTCTACAGCTAATGCGACTTTATCTACCCCACAACTTGCTTCTCACTCTCATACTTTACCTTTTTTTAGAAACCCTCCTTTTACTCCAGCTGGAAGCGTTGGTGGTGCAAATCAAAATAGTAATGCAGCTACTAAATCTACTGCTGCATCAGGTTCTGGTTCAGGTCACTCTCATAACATGAGTGCAACTTTTAGCGGTGATGCAACTTCTGTATTGCAACCTTATTTAACAATTATATATGTAATTAAAACTTAGGAGAAAAAATGGCAAGTAAAGGAAATTGGACAATAGTATTTGAAGACAAAATAGTGATTAAAAATCATGCAGAAGGTGCTTCTGAAGGTGTTGGATATATTATTTCAGATGATTCTTTTTGGAATCAATCTAAATTTTCAAATATTTGGGCTATTCAATATGGAGCATCTAATACTTCAGATGAAGTAGAACATAGAGATACAACTTCTCATTGTAGTTATGCAGAAGCAGACCTAGGAGATATAAGTCAATTTTCTTCTAGATGGGATTCAGCTCACTTAGCTCAATTACAAGAAAATTGGGATGGCAATAATGTTGAAGGTGAAACGGACGCTGAAAAAATTGCTAGATTAGGTGAAAGACCTACATCGTATTCTTCTTAATTATCTAAACATCATCCAAGAAGTTAAAATATATTTTTCACCAGATAACGGTGGGTTTCCTCTATGGACATATGGAAAACTAGCAGGCCAAATAACTATTCTACCTGCTTTAGGTTTTACTCTAACTGATTGATGTAAGAACTCTGTTTCTCCGCCGTCCTCTACATCATTTAAATATATAGAAAAAACAAAAGCTCTAGGTTCATTTTCAAACCCTTTAACATGCTCAACATGCCAAATATGATATCCTTCTGTAGGTAAAGTTTTTTGTATTTTTAAATTAGTAAAAAGCAAAGGATCTGTATACATATCACCTGCTCCTGTATTTTTTAAATAATGATTCCATGCTATTTCAAAATTAAACATCATAGATTTTAAGCTTTCCCACCAAAATTCTATATTATTTGGTGATGCGAAGTATTGCTGATCTTGTTTATGTAAAATTGAAGATTTTTCGGAGTCTATTCTATTTATAGTATTATTAAATTTATATTGATTCTCAAAAAGTTGGATAGCTTTATTACATTCTTCTTTAGTAATATAGTTATCATACGTAGCTATAAAATTATTTATATTAACTGTTTTTTCCATAATTATTTATATTTTTTATTTAAAATTATTTCATCTTCTTCGGAAACTATTTTTCCTGTTTCTGATAAATATTTATCGTAAGCGTGATGTGTAAAAGGACCCTTCTTGTTTACATAATGAAAAAATACTTGTGCCATTCCTTCACCTTCATAAACATTAGGACGACCATGTTCTTGTTCACAACCTGCGTAAAGAACACCATCCCCTTCTTCTAATTCAAATTTATTTCCTTCAACAATCATAGGCCAATTATCATATTTTTTAACACAGGCTGTAATAGATATTTCACATGAAGGTCTATCAGTGTGTTTAGCTAGAGTGGCACCAAATACATAATATCTCCAATATGCGTATGTTGGAAATAATTTTAGTTTAGATTTTTTTTCAACTAAAGGTAACTTTGTATCTAAAATAGCATTCATTAATGGATCATTATACCACCCAGGGGAAAATGATTGATTATCAATTTTATAATCTGTGCTTTGATCTACTTTGTTATAACAATATTTTTGAAGAACATTTAGTTCTTTTTGTGTAAAAAAATTTTTTATTAATTTAAATTTTATTGCAGCCATGAAACGATACTATACCTTGTTCCTTTCGTAATAGGTTGAATACCATGAGGATACATAAAATTACTTGGAAAAAAAACAATAGATCCTTTACCAAGTTTTAACCTTTTAATTTCTTTGTTGTTTTGATCTGTAAATACTAAATCTCCACCCTCATAATTATCATTTAAATTAATAATAATACTTAAATGTCTTATTGATGTTGAAAAATGGTCTGTATGAGTTTCATATTTACCTCCAACACTATATTTTAATAAATCAATTTGATTTATTTTATTACTAGCCATTTGTGGAAATTTCATCTTATAAAAAGTATATAATCTTTCAATTTCTTTTTTTATAAAATTCCAATAAAATAAATTAGTAGGTGTTTCAAAATTTAAATAATACCCTTTTACATTTCTTACTTCTTTGTCTAAACCACCTTGTATAAATAAATTTTTTATAGATTTTTTATCAATTAATGGAATAATTTTTTCTATAAATTCAGGAGAAACTATATTTTTTATCTCAACAATTGCTTCTAAATGGTCCATAATTATGCTACTTTCATTCTCTGTAAAACTAATATATAACCTACTATATGCTACAAAAATTAAATTTCAAGCCTGGTTTTAACAAGATGGTCACAGACTCAGGAGCCGAGTCTCAGTGGGTCGATGGTGATTTTGTTAGATTTAGATACGGACTACCTGAAAAAATAGGTGGTTGGAATCAATTATCTATTGCAGGTGAAACATTACCTGGAGCAGCACGTGCTCAACACACCTGGACATCTTTAGCTGGAGAGAGATATGCAGCTATTGGAACTTCACAAGGTTTATTTTTATATTATGGAGAACAGTTTTTTGACATTACACCATTAGATACAGCTATTACAGGATGCACATTAACAACAGTTAATGGCTCAAATGTTTTACAAGTTAATAAGGGCTCTCATGGTCTAGAAGTTGGAAGATATGTAACACTATCTGGCGTAACTGTTACAGGTGCATCAGACTTTACAGCAGCAGAATTGGAAGTAGCTTATGAAATTTTAACAGTTGCAACAGTAGATAAATTTACTGTGCAAGCTGTAAGAAATGAAGGTGGTACTGGTATGACAGCAGCAGGTGCAGCAACTGTTAATCCTTATGTTGAAGTAGGTCCTGTCTTTCAAACCGTAGGTTATGGTTGGAGTACTTCTACATGGAATACTTCTACTTGGGGAACTGAAAGAGCTACAAGTTCTGTAGTTCTGGATCCAGGAAACTGGAGTCTTGATAACTATGGACAAGTTCTTGTTGCAACAATTAGAGATGGAGAAACTTTTACTTGGAATGCTGGAGCGTCAAACGCTAGAACAATTAGAGCATCTAAATCTACATCTGGTTCTTCAACTTCAGCTAACCCAACTGCATCAAGATTAACACAAGTTTCTGATAGAGATAGACACTTATTTCATTTTGGAACTGAAACAACTATTGGAGATCCTACAACTCAAGATCCAATGTTTATAAGATTTTCAAATCAAGAAGACTTAAATGATTATACACCAACAGCAGTTAATACTGCAGGTACATTTAGATTAGATAAAGGAAATAGAATTGTTGGAGCAGTTTCAGGTAAAGATTATACTTTAGTTTTAACTGATAGCTCTGCTTATGTAATTCAATTTGTTGGTCCACCATTTACATTTAGTATAAGACAAGTTGGTACTAACTGTGGATTGATTGGCCAACACGCATTAAGTTATTCCGATGGTAAAGTATTTTGGATGTCGGGTGAAGGTGGATTTTTTGTATTTGATGGTACGGTTAAATCATTACCATGTCTTGTTGAAGACTTTGTTTTTACAACAACTTCAGATAATTTAGGAATAAACTTTAATGCAACAGATATAGTTTATGCAGAACACAATACTTTATATGGAGAAGTAAATTGGTTTTATCCAAAATCAGGATCAGATCAAATTGATAGATGTGTTACTTATAATTATTCTGAGAATGTTTGGACAACTTCATCATTAGCTAGAACTTCATATGTTGATACTGGAGTTTTTGATGTACCTTACGCAACAGAATATACCTCTACAGGTTCACCTGTATTTTCAGATATATTAGGTATTACAAATTTATATGGAGCAACAACTTATTATGCTCATGAAGTAGGAACTGACCAAGTTAATAGTAGTGGTACCACTTCTATTAATGCGTTTATTGAATCAGGGGACTTTGATATTACAGCAAGGAGAAGTATGACAGGTCAATCAACAGGTATGGTTGACTACAGAGGAGATGGAGAGTTTTTTATGTCTGTAAAAAGATTTATACCTGACTTTAAGGTTCTTACTGGTAATTCAAAAATTACATTACTATTAAATGACTATCCAAATAACACTGCATCTAGCTCACCTCTTGGTCCATTTACAATTACCAATTCTACTGATAAGGTAGACACTAGAGCAAGAGGAAGATTAGTATCAATTAAAATAGAGAATGATGGTACCGGTGAAACTTGGAGATATGGAACTTTAAGATTAGATGCTCAACCAGATGGAAGAAGATAATGGCAAAAGTAGTAGTTAATATACCAGAACCACAACCAGAATATGATGTATCTAATCAAAGACAAATTTTAGAAGCTCTTGACACTTTAAAAAATCAACTTAATTTCTCTTTTCAACAAGATTTAAAAAACGAAGAAGATCAAAAGGAGTGGTTTTTGGGTGGCTAATTTTTATAAAAGCGAAGCATTTAATTTAATAACAACTAATTTAACAACAGCATTAACGATTAGTACGTCTGCTATTGCAATTGTTAAAACAGTTCAAGCAGTTCATGATACAGCCAGTAATGTAGATACTCATGTAGTTTTAAAAAAAGCAGGTGGTTCAGATATTAAAATTGCATATGAAGAACTTAATAAAGAAACATCTAATATGTTAAAAGGACCCTTAAACATGGAAGGCGGAGATGTTTTAAAACTACAAGCAGGTACAGCAAACGAGATCACTGGACAAATAAGTTATCTTTTGATAGATAGATCACAAGAAAATGGATAAAGATAAACTAGAACATACTCACGATAATGGTATTACTCATTCTCATGAAGGTGGAAATGTTCCACATACACATGATGATATACCAAAAATAGATTGTATAACTACAACAACATACAGAAATACCAAGACAGGAGAAGTATCTAAAGAGAAAGTAGAAGGACCTGATATTGTACAAGATGTTACAGTTCAAATTACTAACAAAGGTCTTGAAGTATTTCAGAAAGTAATGAATCAAAGTAATGACAACAAAAAAACTTAATATTTTATCGATAGATTGTGATTGGATAACAAATTTAAAACAACAAGAAGAACTATTAAGTTTTATAATACCTTTAATTTACGATCACACAAATATAAAAATAGCATACTCTCATAAAGATATATATCCATTATTTGTTCATGGTTATGATGAATATAATTTAATAAATATAGACCATCATCATGACTTTCATTACGGTAAAAATTTAGATGTTTTAAATGAAGGAAATTGGCTATTTCATTTATCAAATGTATTTAAAGAAAAAATTAACTATACATGGATATCTAATCCAAATTCTTCTCACATAAATCTTGGAGATCTTAAAAATTTAAAATCTTTTAATTTTGATAACAATATTAATTATATAAAACAAAAAAAATTTGATGTAATATTTATATGTTGTAGTCCTGATTATGCTACCACTCCTGAAGTTATTACTTCATATAAAATTATAGAAAGAATATTAAATGACAAACCAAAACCCTAGAGGCGGAACAGAATTACAATTTGAATATTTAAGAAAGCATGTAGAACCTAGCTTACTTAATCAAGTAGAAATTTGTACATCAGTTCCAGGTAAAGTACCTTTACATCCAACTAAGCTAAATATTCTTTGGCAAAAAAATTCTTGGGATCAACCTAATTTACAACCCTGGTTCAGTGATAAATCAAATCATGATAAATATGATTGGTATATATTTAATTCTAATTGGAACTTTGAACAGTTTACAAAAAGATTTGATTTACCTAGAGAGAAATGTGCAGTCATTAAAAATGGTATTGAAGAAGTACAACCGGTTATAACACAATATAAAAAAGGTGATCCTATAAAAATAATACATCACTGTACACCTTGGAGAGGTTTATCTGTATTGTTAGGTGCAATGCAATTAGTTAAGAATCCATTAATTAGTTTAGATGTTTATTCTTCTTGTGAAGTATATGGAAAAGATTTTGCTGAAGCTAATGATGAATCATATAAAGCTTTATATGAACAAGCAAGACAACTACCTAATGTAAATTATATTGGCTACAAGCCAAATGAATATATTAAAGAAAATTTAAAAGATTATAGAATGTTTGTATACCCAAGTATTTGGGAAGAAACATCTTGTATCTCATTATTAGAATCTATGTCAGCAGGTCTATACTGTATTACGACCAACTTTGGTGCGCTATACGAAACAGGTGCAGAGTTTCCAATGTATGTACCTTACTCAAATGATTATAAAAGTTTAGCTAGAAAGTTTGCTGCAGCTATAGAAGCTTCGGCAGATATGCTTCATGATTCAGGCATCCAGGATCATTTAAAGATGCAACAAAATTATGTAAATAGATTTTATGATTGGGGAGCAAAAGGACAAGCATGGACAAGATTTTTGAGAGGAGCACTAAATGCAAAATAATGAACCCATATGGTTTTCTGAAAAAAAGAAAACAACTGCTAATGAAGATACTTACCAAACAGAAAAAATAGAACAGGTAAACTCAAACGTTAGAACTATTAACATAGGAGATATTTTAGATAAACCAAAAGCAAAGATAATGGTTTGTACTCCTTGTCATAGTGAAGTGTCTATGCATTACACTCAAGCTGTATTAAAGTTTCAATTAGACTGTATGCAACAAGGTATACTAGTTAGTTTTACATTACTTAAATCATCATTGGTTACACAAGGTAGAAACTTATGTGTAGCAGAATTTTTAAATCATAAAGACCATTATGATTATTTATTGTTTATAGACTCAGATATAGATTTTAATTCTAAAACTATATACAAAATGATAGGTGCAGATAAAGATGTTATCTCTTGTCCATATCCAATGAAAACATTTGATACAGATAAAATGTGGAGAAAGATAAAAGAAACCAATATGGTTAAAACTCCTGATGATGTATTAAAAGCAGGTCATGTATTTCCTATTAAGATTAAAGAAAATGAAATGACTATGGAAAATGGAGTTATTAAAGTAACTCATGCTCCTACAGGATGTATGCTAATTAAAAGAAAAGTTATTGAAGATATGATTAAACATCATCCAGAACTAGAGATATATCAACCTACTGTTATTAATGGTAAAGAAGTTAAAAAAGAAAACTTTTACAATTTATTTGATACATTACATGATGTAGAAACTAAGAGATATTTTGGTGAAGATTTTGGTTTTTGTCAAAGATGGACAGATATGGGAGGAGAAATACATATCTATGCTATGGATTACATAACTCACGTTGGAGATCATCAATACTGTGGTCGATTCTTTGATCTATTAGAACAAGCAAAATCTGTTGACGATAGCGAAAAAATCAAATAAAGTATTATATTTACAGGATTCTATGCCTGCTCAACAGTATAAATATATTTAAATTATGGCAATATCACGAGGATTACAACCAAGACAATTATACGGCTTAGGAAGCCTAGTTAAATCAGTTACTAAAGGAATTAAAGGCGCTGTTAAAGGTGTAGCTAAAGCAGCTAAGTCTCCTTTAGGTTTAGCAGCTATTGCTTCTTTTGTTCCTTTTGGAGGACAAACTTTATTACAAAGAGGTATGGGTTTTTTAGGTAGTAAAGGTTTACCTAGTTTTACAGGAGTAAAAGATTTTTTTAAAGGTGATGCAAGTTTAGGTAAAACTGCAGCTATGTTTGCAGGAGGTAGTTTATTAGGTGGACTAGCTTCAGCAGTAGAAAGTGGTGATGAAGAAGCAGTTGCAGCAACTAGAGATGTTAATGCTCTAAGAAGTTATTTAGAAAAAGGATATAGAAATTTAAACTATTCAGAAGATGAGATTCCTGCATTAGTAGAATCAGATGTTGCTGAGTATTCAGCAGGTCAAGGTGGATATGCTAATGGTGGTAGAATAGGTTATGCAGGTGGAACAGAGTTTGAAGAATATCTAAAAGGTAGAGAAGAATTTAATAAGAAACAAAATGCTGAACAACTTTATAAAGAGTTTTTAGAAAATAAACGTAGACAGAAAGTAGCTGAACAGAAAACAATGGCAGCTAATGGTGGTAGAATAGGTTATGCTTTTGGAAATAAACCAGAACAAAACGCTATAGAAGCAGCCGGCATCATGAATCTACCATTAAATCAAAACCCTGCAGGGGTTACAGAATTAGATCTTAGAGAAACAGGTGGATTTATTCCTCCAGTTGGTGTAAAAGAAAAGGCAGATGACATCCCTGCGATGTTAGCAAACAATGAATTCGTATTTACAGCTGATGCTGTAAGAGGAATGGGTGACGGAAACGTTAATAAAGGTGCACAACGTATGTACGATATGATGAAAAAATTAGAAAAAGGTGGAAGAGTATAATGGCTGAAACGATTACACAAATAAATCAACCACCGGAGTTTATAGAAGCTGCCGGTAAAACTTATTTAACAGATTTACAAAAAGCAGTTGGTCAATTTAAAGGCGCTGACTTATCTCAAGTTATGGGTCAACAGTTTGTTGCTGGTCAAGATCCTTTACAAGCTCAAGCTCAAACAACAGCACTTGCAGGTATAGGTGGTTATCAACCTTTTCTTCAAGCAGCTCAAGCTTCAAGTGGACCTACTGGCTATCAAGCTTTTATGTCTCCATATCAACAAGATATAATTGATACAACTTTACAACAGTTTGATGTACAAGCACAAAAAGGAATACCCGCATTAGCAGCACAAGCTATTAATGCTGGTGCATTTGGTGGTGGTCGTGAAGGTGTACAAAGAGCAGAGTATCAACAAGCTTCAGATAGAAACAGAGCAGCATTACAAGCACAATTATTACAACAAGGTTTTGGTCAAGCTCAACAATTAGCTCAACAAAATATTGCTAATCAATTAAATTTAGGTCAAGCACAACAAGGTTTCTTAGGTCAAGATGTTGGAGCTTTATCTACATTAGGTGGCATTAACCAAGCTCAACAACAGCAACAGTTAAGCGCTCAACAACAATTATTACAAGCACAATTAAATCAACCATTAACAGCAGCTCAACAATATGGTTCTGGTATTGCTAGTTTAATTTCTGGATACCCTGGAGGAACTTCTCAAACAGTTCAACCAACATCAGGACCAAGTAATGTTCAAACAGGTATAAGTGCCGGTGCTACACTAGCAGGTTTGTATAGAGCGTTTAGACCACCAACAGTTTAATATGAGCAAAATATTTAGAAGACCAATGTTTAGAAAAGGCGGTAATGTCGGAGATGGCATTATGACCGGTATTGTAGATAGAACTAATCATGCTGAAGATCCTTTTGTAGGTGGAACAGATCAATATTCATTTAACACTCCATACCAAGGAAGAACTATACCTAGTCTAAAAGATTTAACTGCAGAAAGCACAGAAGCTTTATTAGAAGCAGCTGGAGATAGAGGTGGATTTGATCCATTAACAAGTTTCTTATTATCATATGGACCATCAGCAGCTGTAGAAGATAGAGGTGGTGGAACTATTGCTAATTTAATTGCAGCAACAGAAAAACCGGTTCAAGCTTTACTTAAAGAAAAAGCAGATGAAGATAAATTTCAAAGAGGTATTAGAGTTGACGCAACAGGTGCATCTATAGCTCAAAGAAATCAAATGATTGCTACAGAAGCAGATCAAAAATTTAAATCAGATATGGCAAAAGCAAAAGCAGTGTTAGATAGAGATTTAAGTAAAGCAGAACAAGAAGCTTTATTATTTAGATCAAGAGAAGAACAAAAAGAATTAATGAAGCGTTTAGATAGAGAAATTGAAGGTAGAAAAGATATTGAGAGAATTAAACAAGAAAATCAAGAAGTAAAAAGATCTCCAGAATATCTAGTTCAACTAGAATTAGATATGAAAGAGTTTGATGGTCAACCTACTGTAGCAAAAAGAGCAACAGATTTTAAATTTAATGATGCAGATGATTTAAGAAATAAAGTAGGACAAGGTAGAGTAAAAGGAAATGGTGTATTAAGTTTTAATATTAATGATCCTGCAGAAGCAAAAGCTAATAGAAAAATTATTGAAGAATTAAATGGAACATATGTTTATGATCCATATGCAGGTAATTATAAAAAAATTATATATGAAGATGGAAAAATAGGACAGCCTATAGAATATGCTACTATAGAATCTATTAACCTAGGGGGAGTTGAAGGAACAGGAACTGATACTAAAGTAATAGAAGAACCATCTGTAGGTTTATTTGGACAAGAAACAAAACCAGATGTAATTACTCCAGTAGTAAAGAAAAAAATAAAAGATTTAAGAGAAAATCAAAAAGACGCATTCGATATAGGATTGTAGGTTAAATGGCTGAAGAATTTAAACCAATGTTCCCTGCGGAAGAGAGCAATGAAGTTTCTTGGTATACTTCAGGTTTATCAGGTATAGCATCAGGTATTATAAAAGTTCCAGAAGGTGTATTTTCATTAGGCGCAGAATTAATTGATTTAGGTTTTGATACCAATACAGCAGCAGATGTTGAAATATTTTTTGATAAATTAAATCCATTTGAAGAAATAGCAGAACAAAAAGGTATAGGTAAACTAACAGAAGCATTAACTTCAATTGGAATTCCAGGTACTGCAGGTTTTAAATTAGGAAGTAAGTTAGCTACTAATTATTTTAAAAAGAAAAAATTAGGTAAATCATTTAGCTCAGGAGATAAAAAAGTAGTTAAAGGTGCAGAGAAAGCATTTAAATTAAATGAAAAAGAAGGTGCACAAAGATTTGCTGTAGGAGCACTTGGTGGAGCTGCAGGTGAATTTTTTGTTGCAGATGTAGAGAAAATAGGAACTTTTGGTGATTTGTTTGATAGAGGTCCTACTCAATTAGATACAGATGAATTAGAAGGAAGAGAAGATGCTACTAGAAAATTAATGAACAGATTAAAATTTAGTAGTGAGTCTTTATTATTTACACCTGTAGTAGCTGCTGCAGGTAAAAGTGCTAAAGCTTTAGCACAAAAAGGAAAAGAACTTGCCTATAGTAATAATAGATTTGAAAGATATTTAAATAAATTTGCAGAAGCATTTACACCTGAAGGACCTTTAACAAAAGCTTTATTTGGTTCTCAAAAAGTTATGGAAGGATTTAGATCTGCAGATATGAATAAAGCAACTGAATTAGTAAAAAGATTAGATAGAACTATTCAAAAAGCATTTCCAGAAATGCAAAAAGTTTTAGATAGAACTTTAAGTAGTAAAGAAAAAGAAACTTTTTATAAAGAAATTAATGATTTAATATTAAGTGATGATTTAACTAAAGTTGTTAATCCACAAAAAGTAGATTTATTTGCAAAATCTTTAAAAGACAAAGGTGTTAGTGATGAGGTATTAGGTCAACTTTTTAATACAGTAGATGATGCAAGATCTACTTTTAAAAATTTAATTGATACAACTAATAAATATAATGCACCAGAATTAAAAGCTATTTTACAAGATAGAATAAAATCATCTGTAAAAAATACATATAAAATATTTGAAGATGCTCCTTTTCTAGGAATTTTTGGTAGATATAAACCTACTGAAGAAGTAAAAGAAGGAGCTACTAAACTTTTTCAAAGACAGTTAGCTGAAACTAGAGGAACCGCTGATATTAAACCTTTCTATCAAGAAGCAAGAAATATTGTAGATAAAATTTTAGAGGATGCAGTTAAGACTAGAAAATCTAGTAAAGGATTAGTAGATCCATCTTATATTAAAAAAACATTAGAAGGTTTTGGTAAAGATGAAAAATTTATAAAAAATATAATTGATGAAACTAAAGGACCTGCAGTAGAAATAAGAAAACTTTTAGGAGAAATGAAAGATCCTAGATATTCTGTATTTAATGCAGTAACACAATTATCTGGTATGGCTAGAAATAGTGCTATGTTAAAACAAATGATTGATGAAAATGATTTAATTCAATCTCAAGGAGGAGTAGGAAGTTTTTGGAAAACAGCAGAAGAAGCAAGAGCTGCTACTAATGGTGTTGTAGAAATTATAGAAATAGGTAAAAAAGATAAATTAAAAGATTTAGCTACATTTAAAGCAGGTCAAATAGCAAATCCATTAGTTGGTAGATTTACTACAAAGCCCATTGCTGATGCATTAGAACAAGCAAATAATTTAACCGAAGGTTATTTTACCGCTGCAGTTAGAGGTAAAGAAGGTGCAACTGCTGCTGAAAAAGGTGCAAGTTTTTTATATAGAAATTTATTATTATTTCCAAAAGCAGCATCACAGTTAGCTAAAACAGTGTTTTCTATACCTACACACTTACGTAATATTATTAGTGCCGGTGCATTTGCATCAGCAAATGGAATTTTATTTCAAGGTTTTAGAAATCCTAAAATGTTAGGAGATGCATTTAGAAGAGGTTGGGAAATATCTGGTGTAGGTAATTTAAAAAATACTAGATATAAAAGTGTAGAATTTGAAGATGCATACAGAGAATTATTAGAATTAGGTGTGGTAAACTCACAAGTTCAAATAGGAGACCTTAGAGCTTTGATGAAAGATATTAATTTTGGAGATAAGATAGCTGATCTAGATGCTGTATTAAATCCAATGCTTTCTAAATTAAAAAAAGTTCCTGAATACTTACAGGGTAAGTATACAGCTGAAGATGATTTTTGGAAAATTACAAACTATTTTGTTGAAATGAGTAGAAGAGAAAATGCTTATAAAAAAGCAGGTATTAATAAAACTGCAAGAGAATTAAAAGAAGAAGCAGCAGCTATTGTTAGAAACACTGTTCCTAATTACGCTTATGTTGGAGACGTTGTAAGAACTGCAAGATTATTACCAGTTGGTAACTTTATGTCTTTTCCATCTGAAATGATTAGATCAACAGTTAATATTGGCCAACAAGCAATTAAAGAATTAAAACATATTCCGGGTCCAGGTGAAGTAGTTAGAGGAAGTAATATATCTCCAATGGTTTATATAGAAGGAAAAGGTTTAGTTAAAAATAATAATCCAATGTATAGCATTGGTGCTACTAGAGCTGCTGGTATGGCATTTACCTTAAATGCAGTTCCGGCTATGGTTGTAGAAGGTTCAAAAGCTTTATACAATGTTACAGAAGATGAGATACAAGCTTTAAGACAATTTGTTCCTGAATGGTCAAGAAATTCTACATTAGTTCCAATTAGAGATGAAAATACAGGTGAATTAAAATACATAGATTTTAGTCACAGTAATGCATATGATTTAATAGGTAGACCATTTAGAGTTTTAGCTAATGAAGTTATGAATGCTACAAAAGATGGTGATACTATTTTAAAAGGATTTATCACAGGAGCTGATGAAGCAATTACAGAAATGGCTGCACCATTTATTGATGAATCTATCTGGACTCAAGCTGCAGCAGATGTAGATTTATTTCCATTACTACCTGGAAGAGGTGGTAGAACTAGAGATGGTAGACTTTTATATACAGATCAAACACCTTTAGGTGATAGAGTATCTATTAAGTTTAGACATTTAATGGAAGCTCTTGCTCCATCATATAGACAATACATAAGAATAGGTCAGGCAGCTACACAGACTCCAACTAAATCAGGAAAAATATTAGACTTAGATGATCAAATAGCTGGATTAATAGGATTTAGACCTATAACCGTAGATCCATTAAAATCAATGGGATTTAAAATTGCTGAATATAATACAGGAATTAGAAATGCCAGAAGAGAATTTACTGGTGGTGCATTTGGATTATTAAGAGGAGGACCTATTAAAGCTAATGATATTATTTCAAGATTTTATGAATCAAATAAAGCAAGATTTAATGTTCAAAAAGAAATGCATAAAAATATTAATGCTGCTGAAATTTTAGGAGTATCTAAAAACAATCTACAAACAGAATTTTCTGATAGACAATTTTCTACATCTGCTTTTAATGATCTTAGAAGAGGAAGATTTGAATCTTATTTTCCTTCTGAAGATATTAGAGATAGATTTAGAGAGATAGCAAAAAATCTTGGAACCTATGATGTATTTAAAACAGCATTACCTTCTCTTTTAAGAATGAGAAGAGATATGAATAGATTAAGATTAGATGGATCATATCAAAGAAATATAGAACCCCAAAGATTTGCACAAGGTGGTTTAGCATACACACCTAATTTAGAAGATGTAGATCAAGCAGGTATAAATTTAAATGATTATTTACTGGAAGAAGTACAAACATTACCTTTACCACAAACACCAATGCCTAGCGCCCAGATACTACAACCACAGCCTCAGGCTCCAGGGAACATTACATCTCAAGGGTTGACACCAACAGAACTTGCTTTATTATCACCTGAAGAACAACAAATACGTCTTAGACAAAGAGGATTAGCATAATGGCTACATTAGATGAATTAAAATTACAACAATTACTACGACCTTTTGAAGGACCTGGTGGTATAGCTAGTTTAAATCCATTAGCTTTTCAGTATCAAAATCAACAATATTTAAATCAAGATCCTACTCAAGATTTTTACCAACCAAATAATCTTAGTCCTACTCAAGATTTTTATCCATTAGATAGAAATCCTACTCAAATGTTTTATCAACCAAGAAATTTTGTTAATGCTCCTCAAGATTTTTATCAACCTGATTTAACTACATTAAGAGGTTTGAATTTAGATAGATTTCAAGGTGTAAGTGACATGAGTATGATAGATGAAACAACTAATGATGAACAAGATCAAAATTATATAGAACAAGTAGAAAAATCTAGAAATCCATTAAGTGGTATTCTGGATTTATTAAGAAATATTCCTACACCATTTAATTTAGTAAGACGTGGTTTAGAATCTTTAAGAGGATCAGAATCATTAAGTGATTTTAGAAACTCTAGAACAGGAGCAGAGTTTTTTAAAAGAAGAAGAGATAGAGAAGCTTTAGCAAGAGATCCAAATGTATTTAGAGACGCTAGAGATATAACTAACAGAATTCAAAGAGATGCAGGTAGAAATGATAGACCAGATAGAAATAGAAGTTCAGTTACAAGATCATCTGCAGCAAGATCAAGAGGTGTAGGTGGAGGTGGATACACTGCTTCAGATTCAAACAGAGAAAGTTACAGAGGAAGATAATGGCTAAGAACTCTGCATTAGATAGAATAGAATCCCACGAAAAACTTTGTCGTATCATGCAGAAACAAACTCACGATAAAATTCATAGAATAGAAAGTCAAATAAACAGAATAGAAAAAATATTCTTAGTAGCAGCCGGTGCATTAATGTCAGCAATGGCCGGTGTTATACTTGTACTATTACAAAAACTTTAATTTTTTTGGGAGGTTGGGCACTCAGCTGCCGGGATTGATTATAGTGGGGACTATAGTCGCTATATCCATTCTCTAAAATCTTCATCCATAATTGTATTAGCAATATTAACTTTATTACGTAAAGCTTTTACAATTCTTTCATCAATAGTATCTTGACTCATAATATCAATGTAAGTCATTTTTTGTGTTTGACCAATACGATCAATACGTGCTTCTGATTGTTGTCTTTTCTCAAGGTCATAACCGTTTGAGAAATAAATCATATTACTACCTGCAGTTAATGTAATACCATAACCACCGGTATGAGTAGTACCTACAAAGAATCTACACTTATCATCTGTTTGAAATTTTTTAATATTAGCTGATCTAGTATCTGTGTCTGTTGCACCATAATAATCTACAACAGAATCTTCACCATATACTTTTTTAATTTCTTCAATAATTCTTCTTACATCATG